ATGTTTCCAATATCATGGATGAAATGGAGTATCCGGGAATCCGCGTTACCATGAACGCCAATGTGGGAAGATTGATTACGCCTTTGAAAATTGATATTTCCACGGGCGACGTGATTACCCCACGGGCAATCGAGTTCAATTATGATCTCTTGCTGGAAGATCGTTCTATCAGTCTATGGTCGTATAATTTGGAAACTATATTAGCCGAGAAGTTGCAGACAGTTTTGGCGAGGGGCATCTTAAACACCCGAATGAGAGATTTTTACGATATACGGATGCTGCTTGATACATACGAAGATAAAGTCAATAAGGTTGTTTTGAAGGATGCTTTTGCGGCAACTTGTAACAAGAGAGGAACAGATCATCTGCAGGAGCAGGCCGAGGAGATTATCAAAATTATTGAAGCAGATGAACAGCTTCAAGTGCTGTGGAGAGCATATCAGAAGAAATACTCGTATGCAGCAGAAATTGATTATGCCAGTGTGATAAGCGGCGTAAGAAAATTGATGGATTGGATTCGATAAGTAAATATTGAAAATAGAATAACGAGTAAAGCCCTACAAGGCTCAGGTCGGTTCAGAACTGACTGAAAGCCTTGTAGGGCTTATTTTTTTGCGATTTTTTCTAAAAAGTTTTCGCCCCTATCTTGACATCAGGGGGACTTGCTGCAGTCAGCTCCTCCGCATTTGCGGCACTTTATAGTGCATTCGGAAAATACGATGTGGTGCACATCCACGCCGAAGGACCGGCGTTCTTTGCATGGCTGCCGAAGATGTTTGGGAAAAGAGTTGTTGTTACCGTCCATGGGGAGTGTGAAATAATATGGACAACCAGAGAAAATCCTGATTTCATGCGGGTTTACGCGGCTTGACCTTTTCACCTCAACCTGTTTTTGCCTGTCATGGTGCGTTGCGGCCAGCGTGATTTCAGGTGCTAATGGCTTCTGGTTGCGCTCTATACTTAACCCACCACAGCGAAAGCTGATAGAGCAGAAAACAGAATAAGGAGGTACGAAGGCGAGCCTGCGTATAGATTGCTGCTGCAATCTGTATACAGGCTTGTTGTCGTGCAATGAAGTAAGCAGGGGATTCAACAAGAAATTGTGATGTAGGCAAGGGGAATTGTTATGATTATTACACAAACACCGTTTCGCATGTCTTTCTTTGGTGGCGGAACAGACATGGAAAGTTTTTTTAGAGAGAATGGCGGAGCAGTTCTCTCTACAACGTTTGATAAATACTGCTATGTAAATGTACGTCATCTGCCACGCTTTTTTGACTATTCCACGGAATTATCCTATTCAAAAACGGAGCGCGTGACCTGCATTGAAGATATTCAGCATCCTGCAATTCGTAACGCAATGAAGATGTTGGATATAAGACCCATCAGGAAATTGCAGATATTGCACAGAGATTCCGCGATTTGGGATTGGATGATTCCCTTGTACGGCCTTCGTATGTAGTAAATGTAAGTCCGCTGCAAGAGAAAATCAATAAGACGATTCGCAATGAGCCGGAAGTGGAATACCATAAAGACAATGAAGCATTTCTGAAAACGGTTTTAAGTGAATTTAAAATGCTGACGGGAGAGGCCGATGCTTAATATACCAGAGTATAAAGAATATGGTGGGGAAACCAAAATAGCACTTATGGATAACTCATCACTGGCATTTATGCATGAGTTGAGCCAGAGAAGTTATCCATCTGATGGAATCCTCAGCGTATACGATTTGATTCTGATACCAAAGTGGGTAATGGAAGAAATTGAGGATTCTACATACAGAAGCACCTATGTTGAACAGCTTCAGGCAAAAGGGTATCCTATTCGTTGGATTGATGAAACAAAGTACGGCACTTTTGTCAATTTTGAAGATGTGAACCTGTACTACATCGTTGAAGCTGCTGTGTCGCGTGTGTCAGAGTTGATGCGCTTTCTTCGTAGGAAAGTAAAAACCGAAGATCTGATTGATTTGCCTTCCGCAGAAGAATGGATGAATCGACTGTATGATGAATGGCCGATCCATGGAAGAACGCTGTCAACGGGTCGCACTCTTAAAAAGAATGCGGGAGAAATCTCGTTGACGATCCTTGCTGAAATATTCGCGTGGTATCATGATGGAGTGGACAGCCTGACAATCTATACGCAGGATACGGATGCGCATAAGTTCCAAACGAATGCAGAGCGTATCTTAACGGAAAATTCTGAATTTACTCCTGCGCTGGATTCTCCAATTTCGGTGGCCTTTAAGTCAAATGACTTTATTTTGTGTCAGATGTATCGTGAGGGAGCCTTGACTTTGGATGCGGTGCGGCAGCTTCGCCGCGATGATAGAAAATTGACTTATACACGGCAGCAAGCGGATAAGTCGATTATTTGCCGCAAAGAAGTTATAACGAAAGAGCAGTTCATTGATTTGATTCAGGATGCGACAGTTCAAATCCTGTTCTAAGAGTAATATGGTAGAAAGGGTCAGCCCTAGTCTTTCGCAGGAAAGACCAGGGCTGGCTTTTTGTTTTATAGAAAGTGTTCGTTCTTTCGGGATTGCTGCTGTTCGTGCTGTGCTTCTCGTTCTGTTTCTAGAATACTATCTACATTGGCGCATACAGTTTGGAGTTCTTTGTGGTAATCTCTGAAATAGTGGTAAGTATCATACTGAGCGTCTTTCTGAATGGTAAGCTGTTCCTTTTCGGTCCGAAGGTCTTTCATGGTCGGGAACTTTCCATCTGGGGAGTGCTGCTTTAGAATGTGGAGGGCTTCTTCATATTTTGCAATATCCTCTGCATGAACCTGACGGAAAGATTTCTTATTGGTGGATTTCAGAAAGTCACCATAGACCGATTTTGTAGAAAGATACTGACCTAAATAACGAATTTGCTCATTGACCTTTTTTAATTTGGCTTCTGTGAATTTGGCATCACTTCGAGCCTTTGCCATTTTAGATTGAATGGCGTCAGTGGTATCGGAGAGTTTTTCGTAAGAATCGTATCCATGTTCCTGAACATAAGCGACTGTCCGTGCCATCTGCTGCAAATTGGAAATCTTGACTTTCTGCGCATAGGCGCGGCTCTGCTGTGCTTTTACGCAGGTCTGCAAGTCAACCACAAGGCGCAGGTCGGACTTAATGAACAAAATAGCCATAGGATCATCTGCTGCCCAATGAGGATTGTTCCGTTCTTTGTTCCGCGCATTTTCTGCAAAAATGCGGAGAAGCCTGTCGCGGTCATAATTAGAACCGAGAGCGCGGGCAGAAATAAATTTCTGTCGGTCAGCAGGAAGATAGCTGAATCGTCCACGATGGTCTTTTACCAAAATTCCGTATTCCGCTTTTAATAAACGTTGAAATTCCTCAAAAGATGTGGCACGTTCCGCAATGTCAGAAATGGCATTGCGGATTTTTTCTTTGTTTGTTTCAAAGGTAGTGTGCATGGGGGTGATGCCATCGCCCAGAAGTTCCATGTTTGCAATGTCCAGATTCAGCTGCCCGCGCCGCTGCGCATGGTACTCCTGCTGTGTGATTTTATCCGCAGCAGGGGAGAGCAGATCGACCTGATGCAGCCCTTCGCGCTGGCAAATATCCATCAAAGATTTTTGCAGGTGCTTCAAATAGTCTTTGGTAAGGTGGTGCTTGTATCCAGCCTTGCAGTCGATTGGCCGTTCGGTGTAGGTCTGAGGCTCTATATCGAATTTGCGCAGGCTGTTGATTATGATGTGGGTATGGATGTTGCCTGTTCCGTTATTGCCATCTGTATGGGTGCAGACCAAAGCCTGATGCCCCGGAAAATTAGCTTTTGCGTATTCCAGCCCGATGGCCTGTGCATGTTCTCCTGTTAAATCGTGGTCGGCGTTATCTCTGGGGTCATGGCTGATAATGTAGTGGTGACTTTTGATTTCATCGTAAGTGTTGTTCTTATGGTACTGCTGGTTTAACAGTTCACATTCAAGGTCGAAGGTTTCGGGATGGCAGTTCAAACCGTCAAGATAAAATTCTTCCCGAAGCAGCATATTCCCACTTTCATCCAGAACGGGAACCAGATGAAACTCATCATGCTGGTATTTCAGATAGTCGATGGCACTCCCATAATTGGCATTTTTACTTGCGATGTGCTTTAGAATTGCCACGATATACACCTCCAAGCTGAACGATTTCCTGCCGCAGTTCACGGATTTCTGCAATGCACTTTTTCAGTTCTTCCAACATTCCGCGTGATGCCAGACCGCCGCCGTGGAAATAGCGGGCAATTTGGTTGAGGTTGTTCCCGATGCCTGCGGCCTGCACCGTCAAATTCTGAATCTCGCCCAGATCGGCAACGATATTATAGTTGACTTCCAGCTTTTCGCGGAGAGCCTGTTTGCGTACAAAAGTACCAATCGGGTATCCGGCATCTTTAGCGTATCCGGCCACCAGCTCATATTCCAATTCTGTGAAACGGATGTAAACCCGCTTTCCCCTATGAAGTGATTTCTCTTTCTTTGGTCGAGCCATAGCATAATCCTCCTGCATTTTATAGTTGCAGAGCAACTCCCGATAAGCCGTAGGCGTTCGGCTGCGAACACATTTATGTGGAGCCAGATAGCCAAAATCCAAGATTTTGTGCGTACCGTGGGAATGGGGAACGGAATCCCCATCAAGATTGCCAGCCGGGAAAAACCACGAGAGTGAGTTTTGAGCGGCTATAGGCGAATCTTGCGCTAAGAGAGAAAAAAGCCCCACGACCTGGAAATCGAGAATTGTCCTTATACCTATAACATTCTGGAAGCACCTTTTGGCAACCACTTGAAAAAATATTTTTGTGAAATTTCAAAATTTGGTTGCCAAACACCCCTTTTAGAATGCTATAGGTGAAGGGAGGTATTTGATGTACCAGAAAATGACGCATACACTTGAGGATTTGAAGAAATTGGCAGCGATGGAACTTCGGGATGTGAACCGTGAAGAACTGGTGGACATCAACGATGTGGAAATCAAGAAAGACCTGTCGCAGCGAGAACGGATGGTTGATTTTGTTTCACAGATCAAGAACCCTTACTGCTATCTTGACCGGGGAATGGTCGTAAAGATCAGTTTTGCCGGAGAGAACCGATTGGAGGACACGCTGAAAAAATGCGCAAGGACACACCGGAAATGAAAAAAGAAGAAAGCAGAAGAAAATTTGCACTTTAGCACATTAAAGCGTTGACATAAACCGTGAAATATGAGATAATGGCTTTGGGTCAAAACAGAATATGCTGATAAAGCCGATAATTTCTTGGTTTATTGTCTGAACGACAAATAGATTAGGAGGTTATCGGCTTTTTATGTTTTTTCAGGGAAATGAAAAATACAACTGTGCCACATATCTTCGTTTGTCGCGTTCGGATGGCGACCAGCAGGAGAGCAACAGCATAAAAAATCAGAGAGCGTTGCTGAACGATTACATGGGAAAGCACCCGGAATTGCACAAGTTCGATGAGTATGTGGACGATGGTTACAGCGGCACAAATTTTGAACGCCCGGATTTTAAGCGGATGATGCAGGACATTGAAAAAAGGAACGTCAACTGCATCATCGTCAAGGATTTATCTCGCTTCGGCAGAAACTACATTGAAACGGGCCGTTATCTGGAAAGAATCTTTCCATTCATGGGTGTGCGCTTCATCGCCATCAACGATCATTATGACAGTGCAGAGGAAAACGATGATAAGGGCCGTATTCTGATTCCGTTCAACAACCTTATCAATGACACCTACTGCCGGGATATTTCGCTGCGCGTTCGCAGTCACTTGGATGTGAAACGAAAAGAAGGTCAGTTCATTGGCAGTTTCGCAGGGTATGGGTATCGCAAAGACCCCAAAGACAAAAATCATCTGATTATAGATGAATACGCTGCGGGCATTGTGCAGGAAATATTCAAATCAAAATTGAACGGAATGAGTTCACAGCGCATTGCCAGCCACTTGAATGAACTTGGGGTCCTGCCGCCGAACGAGTATAAGAGAGCCAATGGATTCAACTATACCTGCGGTTTTCAGGCTGGGCTGAATCAGAAGTGGACAGTGGTTTCCGTCAATCGTATTTTGAAAAATGAATCCTATACGGGAACATTGATTCAGGGCAAACGCAGGAAAATCAATTACAAAGTAAAAAAGAGCCATGATGTTGGAAGTGAAAACTGGATTCGGGTAGAAGATGCGCATGATGCCATTATCAGCAAAGGCGAGTTCCAGCAAGTACAGCAGTTGTTGGAACTGGACACTCGTACCGCACCATCGCAGACAACAGTTTATCCATTATCAGGTTTTCTGCGCTGTGCAGACTGCGGGCAGAATATGATTCGCCGCACGGTGACGAAAAACGGAAAGAAGTATCAATACTATCACTGCTCTACCTATAAAAATGGCGGCGGCTGCACACCGCACATGATAAACAGTGAGAAGCTGACGGAAAGTGTTCTGGCTGCGATTCGGCATCAAGTGACACTTCTTGTTGAAGCGGAAAAGGTACTCTCCAATGCAGAGTTGGCAAGCGGCGAACAGATTGGCATAAAGATTCTGGACAGCCAGATTACTGCACTGGAAGCTGAATTAGAACGGTACAGTAATTTGAAAATTCGTCTGTATCAGGACTTATGCGATGATGTTGTCAGTCGGGAAGAGTACGGAGAAATGAATACTCGCTTTGCACAGAAGATAAAAGAAGCACAGGATAAGATTCAGGAAATCCACGAAAAGAAGCAGGAAGCGTTAAAGCACGATACGCTGCTTCCCACTTGGCTGGAAGAATTTAAGCAGTACGAACATATCAAAACGCTCGAACGCAGGGTCGTGGTGGAACTGATTGACCACATAGATGTTCATAGCAAAACAGAGATTGAAATTCATTTCTGCTTCGAGGATGAACTGCACAGTATCACAGAAAAATTTATGGAATATCAAGCACATCATGGAAATGAGGTGGCAGAGGAATGAAATGGGTCAGTTATACAAGGTCGATTTCCAGCAGGATCGGAGAAGAAAATCCATCCAATACGATTGCAGAACAGAATGAGCGCATTGCACAGTATCTAAAAAAGCGTGGGTGCAGCATATCCGAAAAGTATAGTGACCGCAAGAGAACAGCAGAAGCCGCAGAAGGATTTGACAGATTGGTACAGGATGGGATGGCTCGGAAATTTGATGCAGTTGTTGTGGATTCTATCTTCCGCTGCGGAAGAACCCTTCCGTTTGCCATTGAAGCACTGCAGAGGACGTTCTATCCGCTTGGTATCCAATTTGCAGTTGTGGAAGATGACTTTTGCAGCGCAGATAAAACTGCCGAAGAAGTTGCAGAGTATTTCAATGGAAAGACCATTGATAAGATTCGTTCGGAATTTATTACCAATCGCCAAAATCACTTTGAAGAAGGTACACTGACCCATCGACAGGCTAAATATGGTTATGCGCTGTCAGAAGATCGCAGAAACCTTGTTCTTAATCCTGAGAGCGCACAGGTTGTAAAGCTGATTTTTCAGATGTATCTGGAAGATATGAAAATCCCGGAAATCGCAAGAGCATTGGAGGCACAGGGCGTTCCATCTCCACAAATCCAGATGGCAAAGAAAAAAAGATCAAGAACAAAAATCAAGTGGCCGGATTCAACAATTCGCTCGATTTTGAAAAATCCACTCTATATCGGAAAGTGTACGCTGACACTGGCAAAGGCAAAGCGAGAATTGGAGGTTCCGGCGATTGTTTCAAAGACGGAATTTCAGAAAGCCCAGAAAAAGTTGGAATCTACGAGGTTGCCTTCGAGAAAAAAGGCCCGAAAAAAACCAAATCTGCTCTTCAAAAAAATCTATGACAAAGAAAGCGGAAAAGGTCTGCTGTGCAGAACATCAGAAGATGAAAGCCAGCAAATCTATTCGTTTGACAAGGGGTATAGATGCTTCTCTGGAAAAGCCCCTTTCATCGAAAGCGAAAAAATCTTTCGAGAGATTCTTTCAGCTTTGGGAAAAGAAAAAATGCAAGCTGCGCGTATTGATAGGGTGCTGGACTTGAATCCTGAGAAAGTCAAGCAGTGCATGGATGCTGGACTGTTGCAGTACAGAAAAAGAGCAAATGAGATCGTTGAGCACTTGATGGCCAAGGACGATGAACGAACAGCAGTTTATCGGAAATACGAGCAGGGATTAATTTCGCTAGAACAGGTAGAGGAGTATGAACATCAGTATCAGGTGGCAGTCCAGAAGCAGGAAACGGCCTTTAAAAAAGTAATGCTGGCTGTTAATGACATAGAAAAAGCATTTAGCCATGGGAATCCCTGGTTGATGAAGTTCCGAGCGATTTCAATTCCTGAAACGCTGGAGCGCGCACATCTTAAAGAATGGCTTGACCATGTATGGATCGTAGATTTTGAACAGGTAGAAGTGATCCTACAAGAAAGTGAGTGGAAGAGATTCTTCCCGGAAGAATGGCTGAACAACGGAGAGGAAGATTGTAATGGCAAGAAAGAGTAGAAAGAATATGATGCCACAGGCCGCTGTGCAGGAGGCCGTACAGCAAAACGAAAAAGAACTTCTGCGCACGGCAGCGTATGCGCGACTGTCGGTTGAGAACGGCGGGCATGAAACAGAAGATTCCCTGCACACACAGATTTTACAAATTCATAATTATATCAGGGAAAACCCAGAACTGACGCTGACCGATACCTATGCAGACAATGGTTTTACGGGAACACGTTTTGACCGACCAGAATTTGAGCGTATGATGCAAGATGTGCGGACAGGCAAAATTCAATGCATTGTAGTGAAGGATTTATCTCGATTTGGTCGTGACTATATCGAAACGGGAAACTATCTGGAAACTATTTTCCCGATGCTCCATGTTCGTTTTATCGCCATCAACGATGATTTTGACAACATCCGGCAGTCGGATGTGGATAGTCTTGCGGTTCCCATCAAGAACATGGTAAATAGCTTGTACGCTAAGGACATTTCAAAGAAAATCAGCCTTAGTTACCAGATGCGCCGCGAAAAGGGAATCCCTACATCCTGGTGTACACCGTATGGCTATCAGTTGAACCAACAGGGAAATAAGTTTGAAGCAACTGAGGATGCGAAGTGGGTCAAGCTGATCTATCAATGGTATCTTGCAGGAGTGAGTACAAACGAAATTGCCCGCAGGTTGGAATTTTTAGAAGTAGCAAGGCCGAACGAACGGCTGAATCGCAAATTACATGAGGGAGATGACCCTACCTATAATAAATGGCACCCCAGTACGGTTCTTCGTATTTTAAACAGCAGTGCCTATATTGGAGAACTGGTATCTGGGAAAACGCAAACTGCATCATACAAAGGGATTGGCCTCCATCCAGTGGAAAAGAAGGAATGGCACATTGTTGAAAACGCGCATGAAGCAATCATTCTGAAATCGGATTTTGAAAAAGTGCAGGCACGGCGGGAGCAGAATAAGGAAAAACGGGAAAGGGCGATGGCTCGTTCCAAAGCAACCAGAGAAAAGTGTTATAACCATCTATCGGGAATGGTTTACTGTGGCTGCTGCAGACGCAACATGACGTTTGAACGGCGTGTGCATGGTACGGTGAAAGAAACGCACTATGGAGTGTTCATTTGCAAAAGAAAGAAGAACACGACTCCCTGTGCCTATCATGCGGTGCCGGAGAAAATGCTGATGATGGTGGCGATGGATCAGATTCATCATCTGGTGTCTACCATGTGCGAAGAAGAAAAGCTGGTAAAAGACATGATGCGCGGCAGCAATCTGGATTCTGCCCGTTCCATCAAGATGAAAGAAAACTCTATCCTGTTTCGGATTCAGGAAGCCGAAGAACGGCGGTTGCGCTTATATGAGGACTATAAGGCTGAAATTCTGGACGAAGATGAATACAGTCAGCTAAAGGAACATTACATAGCAGAAAAGCAGCGGTTGGAACATGAACTGCAAAAGCAGCGTCAGCGCGCATTGGAACTGGAAAAGAGAATCAAAATCTGCGATGCTCAAATGGAACGGATGCGCGGGATTCTAAATCAAAATGAATTTGATGAAGAACTGGTGCATGAACTTATCAAGAGAATCTATGTAGGAATGGACAATTCTGTGGAGGTCGAATTTAAGTGTAGCGACCCCTATCAGGAAGTGCTTGCAATCATGTCGGAGGTTCAGAATGAATGATAAAATTGCAATCTATCTCCGCTTATCATTGGCAGACGGAGATTTGAAAAAGGGCAGCAAGGATGAAAGTAACAGTATTGAAAACCAACGGATGTTACTCCACGATTACATTGGGAAGCAGGAAAATTTATTTGGCGAGATTGTAGAATATGTAGATGATGGCTATACTGGAACAAATTTTAATCGTCCGGCTTTTCAGAAAATGATCGTGGATTTAAAGCAGGGCGATATAAAAGTCATCATGGTAAAGGATTTATCCCGCCTTGGTCGTGACTATATCGGTGTTGGCGATTACATTGAACAGATTTTTCCGTTGATGGGAGTTCGGTTTATTGCTGTGAATAATTCTTTTGACAGCATGAAACTGAACAACGGAACGCCGGGAATCGAAGTGGCGGTCAGCAATCTGGTGAATAATATGTATAGCCGGGATATTGCGAAAAAGATTCGGGCTGCTCTGGAAACGAACTGGAAGAACGGGAAAGCCACCTGCACGAATGTCCCTTTTGGATATGTGTGGAACAAGAAAGGTGGGCAGCGGTGGGAGATTGACCCGGAGGCAGCACCCTGCGTGAAAAAAGTATTTGAATTAGCATTGTCCGGCCGCAATACAACGCAGATCGCCTACGGCATGAACGAATTAAATCTTCCTACGCCGGGATTGTATGCGAAACGAAAGAATCTGCTGATGGGCAGCAATCCTATTATTGCCCCGGATAGTGAAATGTTATGGAACGCAGCAATCGTGTGGAGAATCCTTAGAAGGTATGAATACACTGGTGCGCTGGTTATGGGGAGAAGAAAGAAAATTGATGTGAATACTACCTCTGTTCGGACGCTCCCGGAGGATAAGTGGATCATCGCAGAAAACGCTCATGCGGCCATCGTGACAAGAGATGAATACTATCAGGCACAGAAAGCAATCCGTAACGTAACTCAAATTCAATATAAGGTGGGTGATGAATTTGCGTTAAAAGGAAAAATCTGCTGCGGAAACTGTAATCGGCAGCTTCGCCACGAAAGGCAATATGGGGAAATGGTTTTCTATTGCGGCTATAAACGGTCAGCCGGAAAGTTCTCTAAATGCTACGGCGGCTATTACAGAGAATATTCGGTGAACGCAAAAGTGGCTCGTGCGATAAAAACAGTATTCTATGCGCTGGATGTGGTAAATCATGGAATGCAGGAAAAGCAGTCTATCACGGTGCGCTGCGTGGACATTGAGGACTTGGAAAAGCAAGCAGAAGCCATTCGGGTAGAGCAAATCAAACTATATGAATCGTATGCAGACGGTGTGCTACGGCGAGATGTGTACATAGAAAAGAAAAAGACCCTTTCGGAAAAACTGGCTGCATTGCAGGATAGCATACGGACAGAAAAGGAAGAACAGGAGTGTGCCGATGAACTGGATGAAGAAATCCGTGCTCTGACAAAACAGGCCAGCGAGAAAACGTACATCGGCGGGCTGACAAAAGAATGTGTGGATGCTTTTGTCAGCATGGTTTATCTGTATGACGACCAAACGATGAAAATAGAGTTCAACTGTGAGGATGTGATTCGGAGAGCGTTGGAAAAGTATGGCGCATAATTGGATGGAAGAAGTGGTATAAGAAAAAGAATACCCGTCTGGGTGAGAGGATTCAAGAAAATCTTCTCGACCAGGCGGGTATTTCATTCCACAGGAATGTTGTCTATTAGAGGCTGAGGGTTTCTACCCATGCGGACAAGTCGGCTTTGCTGGAATAGGAATTGAATACCTTACCATGCAGCAGCTTTGCACCGGGGCAGCTCGGCGCAAGTTTTTCGTTGGTCTTACCCATGTCGCTGCCGCCAGATGTGGCAAAGGGGATGATTGTTTTACCCTTCAAATCATAGCTTTCCAGAAATGTATTGATGATCGTCGGAGCAATATACCACCAGATAGGGAATCCGACAAAGATGGTGTCGTATTCGTCCATGTTATCACGCTTGGCAGCGATGGCAGGGCGAGAGGTAGGATCGCTCATTTCGATGGTGCTGCGGGATTTCTTGTCCATCCAGTTCAGATCGGCCTTGGTGTACGGAACTTCCGGCTGAATCTCAAAAATGTCTGCACCGATAGCATCGGCAAGATTTTCAGCAACCTTTGCGGTAACGCCGCTGGCGGAGAAGTAAGCAACAAGTCGTTTGCTCATGACAAATGCACTTCCTTTGATTGATTTTCATGGTTTAAGTATAGCACGTTGAATAGGGAGCATCAAGTAAGGCTGAGTGGACGAATGTGCTAATATTGCAAATGAAATAAGCACAAAAGAAAGTTTGTGTTGATTTTCGTGCTTATTTGGAATACAATATAAGCACGAAGGTGAGGTGACGCTTATGATGAACATGAACAATTTGGCTCAAGCACATGAGATTTTAACACCGCAGCTTGCAACAAAAGTAGGTTTAACGAAATTTGAGTTTTATAAATATGTAAAGGCCAATGAATACGAGCAAGTCGGACATGGCGTATACGCAGCAAAAGATACTTGGATTGACGAATTAGAAATGCTGCACCGCCGCTGCCCGATGGGAGTGTTTTCTCATGATGAAGCGTTCTATTATTATGGGCTGACAGATCGGGAACCGCTTGTTCATACACTCACGATTTATAGTGGATATAATGTTCACCGCTTGAAAGAGGATGGCTATAAGGTTTATACAGTAAAAAAAGAACTTCTTGATGTTGGCAAGCGCACGGTAAAAAGCAATCAGGGAAATGAGATTCCTATGTACGATTTGGAACGGACAATTTGCGACTTGGTGCGGAGTAGAAGTTCTATAGAAGTACAGGATTTCAATGCAGTATTAAAAGCGTATGTCGGGAGAAAAGATAAGGACCTTAATAAACTGATGAAGTATGCAAAGCTATTTCGAGTGGATAAGATCATCCGAAATTATATGGAGGTACTACTGTAAATGGGATTTACACCTGAACAGATAAAAGGGCGTATCAAGAGCGTTGCAAAACAGAACAATGCAGACGCAAGGACACTCATGCGAATCTATATGATGGAGCGTTTTCTGGAAAGACTGGCACAATCAGAATATCGGGATAACTTCATTATCAAAGGCGGAATACTGGTTACGGCAATGATTGGTGTTGCGCACCGTTCCACGATGGACATAGACACCAGCATGAAGAATCTAAATCTATCTGCGGAGGATGCCTTGCGAGTTGTCAATCAGGTCAAAGATATTGACCTTGACGATGGTGTTTCTTTTGATGTTAAAGATGTTTCCAATATCATGGATGAAATGGAGTATCCGGGAATCCGCGTTACCATGAACGCCAATGTGGGAAGATTGATTACGCCTTTGAAAATTGA